AAGGAGCCAAGATCTTCTTTAATGACCTTGATATTCCAAGGACCAACGCCATCAAGATTGATGGTTGGTGTGGTGAACTGGTAGTTCGTTGTTGAGATCCCAGTGATGCGGCGGGTATAAACAGTGTTGTAGCTACTGCCGCGTGACTGAACCTGGATAATAATGCCAATCGTTGCGCTAAAAAGTTGCCCTTGCGCCAGTCCTTCTTTGGCGACAGAGAACAGCTTGGGGATTGTAAACAGAATGCGGAATGAGTCGATGTCTGTATCGGTTATTTGTCTTACCAGTTGGCCGCCACCGTAATTTCGGTTGACGACAAGATTGTCTGCGTTTAAGTCTTCGCTGTAGTTTGTGCCGATTTGTGTATTGATGTCCGTGACAGTGGAGGTAACACCGGGGGCGGTGCTTGGTGCGTTTTGGCTAGCTGTACCTTCCCGGAATTCGTAATTAACGTCCTGCTGCGGGTAATTTCTGTTGCCAGCGCTAACAATCGGGGTTTCATCAAGATAAACGCCAGCCTCGGCACCCTCGATGCCATCAATCGGACCTTCGCAAAGAAGATCTAAGATCTTGATCGTAGAGGTGGAGTTAAGCGCCATTAGAAGTTGTACCCAGCGGCTTGTAGTTGTAGGTAAACATCGCCCTCACAGCGAAAATCAATAATCTCTACGCGGACTGTTCCATCGTCTTTATCGTTGTTGGCATGACTAAACCTATGGACCCAGCGATAATGTCCGAAGGCTAGCCCTTGAATTGTGGCTTGGATGCTGCCCAACACATCTTGCGTTTTGCCTCGTGTAACAGTAACCCGGTAAGTAATAAAACCATCTACAAGGCTAGAACCAGCCCCAGACACTCGATCTCTAATACCTACAGGTAAACCTAGGCACACAGCAAAATTATTACGGCTATCATTTTTTGTGTCAAATGTGTATTTAGTTTCGTTACCGTTGGCAAGGCCGAGGTTGTAGTAAAGGTTGTACTGGTTGGCTCTGTTAAAGCTGGTTTCGTCAGTCCGGCGTGTTTGAATACCCGATACGTCGCTGTAGCCATAGCCAACCGGTTCACCGCCAATGCGGATTGTATCAAAGCTTGGTGTTTTGATCGCGGTGCTCAGTGGGTCAGACTCATCGGTAACTTCAACATTGGCAGAAAGTAGCTGGCTGCCCACCAAAACCTTGCCGTAAGCGACAGGCACAACAGCGCCCATACCAACCGTATTTGCAGCGCCGGTATAGGCGTAGGATTGCTGACCGTCGGCGCCACGAGTTTCGGATTGAGGACCGCGAGTGCTGGCGTTAGTGCCGCTGCCAAACCGATTCCCGCTAAGAGTTGGCACTTGAGGTTGCGGGGAAAGAAGTTGCGCCGCACCGCCTAACGCCAGTGTTGCGCCAATGCCAGCTACAAGACCTTTGACCGCAATCGCTTTTGTTAAACCAAATGTGCCGATAGCCGCCGCACCAGGAATCAAAAAAGATGCAGCAATTAAGCCAATACCAATCAGTACTTGTGTAAGTCCTTTGCCACTCCCAGCGATAACTGGCACAAGCACAAGATCTTTATGACCTAGTGGCAAATGCAGATCGCTGTAATCCAGATCTATATCAGCCTGCAACAACCGATAACCAATACCCTTCTCGTGCGATTCAATTAAAAATGTTTGGAATTCTTCGTTGTTGATGCACAGCAGTTTGATCGCGTCTGCTGGCGTGCGAAGGTTGTAGAACTCGTGTTCTGCTCCGAAGCGGTCGCCTAATTCACCCAGCAGCCGGACCCGCTGCATATCGGAACACCGCTGCAATGCTCCTTACATAGTAACTGCGGAGATCCTCAACAGCACTTGGAGTGTCGTTGAACTGATGCAGGATTCGGTCGTAGTCCACCAGCACAGCGGCGTGCATCGGATGAAGTGTCCCAAGCCGCATGATCAGCACGTCACCTGGGCGGCGCTCAACAAAGGACACCTGCTTGAAACCCAATGCCACTGCTTCGCGGAGATAAATGCTGGGGCTGAGATCCAGTTCATCCGGGCGGTCAAAGTCCGGCAGCGTCACGCCCTGCAGCGCAAAATACTGGCGTACCACCGTGTAGCAGTCCTGTTTGCCGTATTCCCACGGCAGTCCTACAAGGGATTGATAGTCAACCATTGGTCCTGTGGGACAAGGTAGATGTGCCACGGTACGCCCAGTGTGCTACACGCCAGCTGATCCGCCTCGCTGGGTGGAGTGCCGTCAGGGTGCGAATGGATTACGGCGACAAGTTCGCCCCGCATGATGGCACGAAGGTAGTCCTGCGGATGGATGATGAAATGCTCTTCCGGGTTTTCGCAGACATTGCGGCATGGGCAGTACACCTCGCCAGCATGGACACGCACCAGCAGACCGCAGGATTCTTGGGGGTGAACCGCGATAGCGTGCTCGCGCGCCTCAGATCTGAAGTCGAGCACCAGGGAAGCCTCCAAACGGCAAATTGCCGCTGGTAAATCGCTTGGCGCAGCTGTTGTACCGCTTGCCGCATACATCCTGAGCTGAGTTGGTCACAGGGTTGTCGTTGATGTCGAAATACACGCTGCCGGTATACCCGCATTCAGCGCCGCGATATTTCCATGGGCAATGCTCCAACACCTGACGGCGGGGCAGGGCAAGGTTGATCAGGTCTAGTTTGCTGGTCAGTTCCAGTTCGACCAGAGATGGATTTTCGCTGCTGATTCGATCCACATACCAAACTTCGTCGGTAAATTTGGCAGTTGGGTCTGCGGTCGGGTTAGTGCCGCTGGTGAAGTTGACCGCATCAAGGAATTTTTTGCAGGTACGAATCCGCGTTAACTTGGCGTTGAGGACGTTGTACAGCAGGAGAATTTGTGTGATTGCGCCAGAGATATTTGAGACGCGCATTGTGGGACGCGGCAACGTACCCTTTGAAGTCAGCTCAAAACCGTCTACTTCAATCGGTGCAGCGCTATAAGTTGTACTTGCGAAAACAATGTCGCCTACCAGCTCGTTTTTACCTGCGTGGTAGTAAAGCGTCAGATCAATGCCGTTGACCAGCTCAGTAAGCTCCAGCTGAAACAGCTCAATAATTGCTGATGGGTTGAGTAGCTGTAGCTGCTCTTGGATTGACTGCGGGACCGTCATGCTTCGTACACCTGGCGGAAGGTAGCGGTAATCGTTGCGCGTCCTGTGTAGTTGATCTGCTTATCCCATTCAGTGCAAACCCATTTGTATGACGTAGATTCCGCCGGTGGTGTCCAGTCAAAGGATGCACCATCAGCTGCGCGTGCATCTAAGAATGCCTCAATCGTGTCGGCGTTTGCTTCCGTGATGTTATTCCACGTCAACGACCATTCTTTTGGATTTTGATTGATGCCAAAGCTGGTGCGCTGCTCATATCCATCTCCAAACTGAGCCACACGAATACGCGGCCTGCTGGTCTTCTGTGCCCCGTAAGCCGGTGTGATCGCAGGAAAGGTAGCCATTATGCGAGTAAGCCTCCTGGGCGCTTCTGCTTGATCAATTCTGCCTGCACTGCAGCACCAATAACAGCGCCTAGCTGCCTGCCAGATTGATCGTTGCCTTGAACGTTCGTGCCTGCTGCATCGACGTTGACGACGATGTTGGCGCCGCCACCGAAGCTGCCTGTAGGTGCGATGCCACCGCTGCGACCTGGCATGAACAACTCAGGGCCACGTTCGCCAACGAGGTAAGGCTGACCTGCTCGGACGCTGCCGCCCATGGCACGCTGTGGGATGCCGTAGTTAGGCCCAAAAGTTCCAAACCGTCCAATTGTGCCGCCACCTGCGCCAAGCGGTGTTGAGCCGCTAAATGGAGTCAGGAAATTTTTGATGCCTTGAATCGCCTGTTCAATAATGAAAATTCTTACCAACTGTTTGGCAATGTCAACAAGAGCCCCAGAGGCAATCTGTTTCAAACTCTCTCCCCAGTTATCCGCACCAGTGATTAGCGCATCAAACGCGGAGGTCATGCTTTGCCCAAGGGTGCCAGCCAAACTTTCCGCAAAAGACAGCTGCTGCTGAACACCGATATTTAGTTGATATTGCTGTTCGATGTGTTTTTGTAACGCGTTGAAATTGTCTTGATCAGCTTTGCGCTGCAGCTCATTTAATTCGCGCTGTACATCACGCTGATTGGCGACAAGCTCGACTTGCCCCTTGTAAATCATCGCTTGCTGCGCCCGTGCATCCGTCTCTTTGGCTAGCTCTTGCGCGTAACGCGCTTGAATTTCAATCTCGCGCTCGGTGCCCTTTAAGCGAGCAACAAGCATTGCGTCGCCCGAAATCTCGGCGGCAGTAATTTTATCTTGTAGCTCTGATTTGGTCTTGAGGACTTCAGCCTCAAACATGCGGTCGCGTAAAAGTTCAGCAACACGTTTCTGCTCTTCTGCGGCTGCCTTGGCTGCACGCTCAGCTTCGCGCTCTACATCTGACTTGCCCTTTTTGCCGCCTTTACCACCAGTTCCACCCAGCAGCTCCGGGATCTTAAAAAGATTTGCGCTCTTAAATGTTTGCTGATTTAGCTGTTTTTGTGCCGCTACGTTTTGCTGAATTTTGTCAAAAATTACGCCTTGCAGCTGAACAGCGCGACTTGCATTTGGATCGTCTGGCCCAACACTTTGCAGAAGACGTTGATACTGCTGCAGCGCCTGCAGGTTTTGCTGGATTCCGGTTTTGTTTTTTTGAGCCCCAACTTGGGAAACTCCTTTTGCAATATTGTCAATTGCCTGAGAAGTTGCGCCAATATTGAGAAACTGACGCGCCCCCGCAACGCTTCGCGTAAAACCACCACCACGACCTGCCGCTAATGCAGCATTGATTGCGTCAACAACAGCAATAGCTTGATTGAAAATTGCCTTAAGTGCAGGCGTTAATGCTTGCCCAATTCGACGAGCTAAAGCCTCAACTCCATCCTGTAAGGTTGACAACCTCCCGTTTAATGTATCGCTTTGCGCGATTGCGCCATTGGCATATTTGCCACCAGTGCTGGTCAAGCGCTGGAATGCAATCTCTACTGCCTCTGCGCTGATGCGCCCTTTGCTTAAAGCATCCTGCAGCTCTTCGCCGCTGAGGCGATACATTTTTTGCAGCTCTTGCTGCAGTCCCACGCCGCGCTCTTGGAATTGCAGAAGCTCCTCACCCTGCAGCCTGCCCTTGGCTATAACCTGCCCGTAAGCAGTAACGAGGCCCTGAAGTTCAGCGCCAGTAGCGCCAGACGCATCGGCTAACTGCCTGGTAACTTCAACAACCTTGCTGCTTTCAACACCAAAAGCCTGCAGGCGTTTCGCTGAATCAATCAGCTCACTGCTTGTAAATGGAGTGACAGCACCTAATTGCTGCAGCTCTTGAATGATCTGCTTTGTCTGCTGAACACTGCCAGTTAAAACTTGAAGGCTGCGCGTCTGACTTTCAATTTCAGCGGTTTTGACAAATACAAACCGGGCAGCTTGAATAGCAGCAAATGATCCGGCTAATTTGCCGATCGTGCTTTGCAGTTTGCCAATGCTGGACTCAGTCTGAGCCGATGCACGGTTGACATCGCGCAGTGCATTGACCGCCTGCCGCGAGTCAACCCTTAGCTCAACGTTGGAGACTGCCATAGCACCAGTTTACCGGCGACGGGCTTTGTCCATTGCTTCTTTCTCGCGCTCGCCTTTGATTTCGTAGAACGCTGCAAAATGGGTGAACTCAGCATCGGTCAGCTCAGTTCGCAGCCGGCTGACCGTCATGCCAAGTTCAGTGGCCAGGAAGAACTCAAAAAAGAGCCAGCTATCCTGGCCTAGCCTTTTTTTGCTTCCTCAAGCCCGGAATCATCGCCAAGACCGAACAGGAACAGCTCAAGCTCGTTCAGCACGCGCTCAGGCAGCTCGCGTTGCAGTTTGGCGGCATCAGCAGCAGCAAAGGCTTTGGTGCCATCCTCAAGCTCTGCCATTTGACAAAGCATCTGCGTGCTGATCTCAAGCGCCTCGTCTGAACCCGCCAACATTGTTGCACGCTTACGGTCAGCGCGAGTGATCGGCTTAAAGTACAAATCCAGCACCACTGCCCCAGCATCGTTCTTGATGCTGAATTTACGGCGCTGGTTAAGATCAAAAGCCCCGGTGAGCAGATCAACGGGGCGTTGTGATGCAGGCATCAGATAGACAGAGTGAGAGTACCGCTAGACACGAAACTGATGGTAACAATTTCGATCTCGCCAACAGTAGCCGAATACTCGGTGCTAGTCACTACGATGGTGCCGGTGATCTTCTTGCCACCAGTTTCGTCAAGGTACAGCTCAACGGCTGCATCAGCTTCATCGGTAGCCTGATTGACATCCTTGATCAGATCAAGTTTGTCACCAGCGCCAGGCGCGTCATACATCACCTCGATGGTGCCCGAGCCGCTAATCAGGCCGCCCACGTTGGCGCGGTAAGTGGCGCCCTGGGATGTCACGTCCAGTGACTCCTTCTCAACGGTCATGCTCCAGGACCGCACTGCAGCGATCTCGGACAAACCGCCGCTGCCAGCTTTGTCAAAGAAGACAGTGCCCTGTTGCCCGCGATAAAAAGCCATGATCAGATGTCCAGGGTAATGGCGCCGTTGGTGACGAAGTTCATGGTAATGACTTCGATTTCACCCACGGTAGCCGAGTATTCAGCCGAGGTAATCACACCGTCAAAGCTGATCTTTTTGGTGCCGGTGGTGTCCAGGAACAGCTCAAACAACGCAAGCCCCTCATCGGTTGCGGTGTTGACGTGCTCGATGAACACGTTGGTCTCGTCAGAGCTGCTGGCGGTGTACAGCACTTCAACAGTGCCGCTACCACTGATCAGACCGCCGACGTTTGCCCGATAGGTGGCGCCCAATGCGGTGGTGTCGAGCGATTCCTTCTCAACGGTCAGCGACCACGACCGGGTGCTGGTAATGGTGACGCCGGTAGCGCCAGCATCGTCAAATTTGACGCTGCCTTGCTGCCCTCGGTAAAAAGCCATGGTTACAGATCCTCGAAGGTTTCAAAGGTCAGTCTGACCTGAGTTTGAAAGAAACCCTCTGGCGCTGGCGAAGCCACTACCTCGGGTCCGATTGGTGGATCAAAGTGAACACCTGATACCACCACCCTATTGTAAAGGTCTCGAATACGCTTTCCGATTGTTAGGTTAGCGCCAGGTCCAACGCCAAGCGGTGAGAAGATATTGATGGCGATTACACCGATGATGCTGTTGCTGCTGCCTGTGGTGCCACCTAGGGTCAGGTATTCGTTGGCGCCAAAGCTGACTAGGCATTGTACCCATGAGCTGTTAGGTGTTGGCACATAGGGTTGGTTGTGAAACACCACAGGGATGGCGGGTGATGCCGCCA